CAGTTGATAACCGCCTTACCCATAGATTCGATTATTTTACCTGGCAACAGGAACAAAGACTTTGTGATATTCTGGGCTAATTTAGCGAGCATCGGAGGCAATACCTCGATCAATATTATCGGCAATTCTGAAATTGCCAGACTAATAAATTTGACCATGTTTTCCATCCGTGCCCGTACCATTTCTTTTCTGGCATCTTCCTTTATTCGTTCGACCTCTGCACTGCTTAGGCCGTTTTCGATTGCCTTGATCTCTTCGTCAGTCAGCTTTCTCCCCATTACGCGCTCTTGTCCTTCCACTAACGTGTTTATGTGTTTCTCGAGTGCTTCATCCTCTGCCTTGACAAGGTTCTGTCCGAGTTGTTCCAGACTTGAAATAATCGTACCGAAACCACCGGCAAGATCTGCGGCTCCTTGTGTAATTGTACCACGTTCGGCGAGTTGCCCCATGAGACTGGTAATGCCGCCAACAACATCACCACCGGCAATTTCTAAAATATTCGCTGCAATATTTAGTGATATTTGTGTCTGTGCAAGTCTTTCCGCTTTGGCTACTGCCTCATCAATGATTTCGCTTATTTCTCCAAAACTATCAGTTAAACCTGTAGTGATCGTTGATAGGCTTTGATCATAAGCTTTGGCCAGTTCCGGAGATAGCAGTTGAGACCAAGTAAACTCGAGATCATTTGATTCGCTTTTCAATTGACTGATTGTTTCCGCTATTCGATCCATTTCTTTTTTAGCATCAGCCGCGCCGATCTCATTATTAGCCATTTGACTTTCGAGGTCGGTCATCGTTTCCAATAATTCCAAGGCTGTAGAGTTTATATCAAAAAAGGCTTTTTTCTCCTCTGCATGTCCTTCGTTGATAGTTCTTTGTCTTTTTTCTGTTACGGCTGCGAGGTTACTTTGTGCAAGTGCCTGCGCTTGGGTTAATTTGACTCCGTCTTGTATTGTATCAGTGATTTTTTCATATTTTAATATCTGTTCCTCAAGCTCAAATATGGTTCTTTGTTGCGGAGTAAGTGAATCTTTTAAAAGTTGTATTCGGTCACGTATGAGATCTTGTAGTTCCTGTTCTGCTTTTATTTGTTTTTGTGTCGGTTTTTTTGGTGTAGTTGGATCATAATCAACATCTCCAATTTCTTGTATATCAGGTACTGGATTCAATATTTCAACATCTGGATATGTTTCTGGTGCTATAGATCTTAAGACACCCTCAGCCAAACCACGAGAACCTTCACCTTTGTATTCTTCTAAAGCTTCGTAAGCTGTTAATGGTGCACTACCCCCTCCAGATAGGCTTAAGCTTGTTAGCATCCCTTTAGTGCTAAATGGATCTGAGATATAATCAACAGCATCCTTAATCGTTTCTACAATCGGTTTAATATACTCATAAAGTTCTTCGAAAAATTTACCAACCTTTCTACCCCATTCCGGCAATTTTTCCGCGAGTGCAGATAAAGCATTACCAATACCCTGCTCTCCTGTTATACCTTCTGCAAGTTCCGTTACGAAAGACATGATTCCGAGTTTTACCTCTGCCCACCCTCTTTGAAACTCCTGTGCTTTACGTATACCATTCTCATCTAATGCCGGACCAAGCTCACGAGCCCGCTCCACAAACTCATCTAAACTTTGTATAGCACCGGATTGAATAAGCATCCCCCCGGCCTGTCTTCCGAATAGCTCCATAGCAATAGCGTTCGCCTTTTGTTGATCCTCCATTTTTCCAAGAGCTTTGATCAAGTCATTGAAAACATCACCGCTATTACGCATTTTTTTGGTTACATCATCTTCGACAGCTACACCAAGTTCATTGAATAAATCCGCTGTGCGTCCGGTTCCTTTTTGTACCTCCAGAAGCTTAGGCAAAAACCGATCCATACCCCTTTCGACGCTTTCAAAGCTTGCCCCGCTACCCTCTGCGGCGAGCTTAAGCCCTGCCAATTGCTCGGCTGCTATACCTGTTCGGGCTGACATGTCCACCAATTGATTGACATAATCGGCTTGTGATTTTAATAAATATAGAAATCCGGCACCCAATAAAGATAGCTGTGTTCCCATCGAGGTCAAACCACTACTCAAACTGCTTATTGCAGCTTTAGCCTTTAGAGCCGAGGCACCAAGTTTTTTAAAGCTCCTTTGTCCTTTGTTACCAGTTTTAACGAGTTCGGCCTGTGATTTTTTAAGCTCTCCAGATAGTTGCTTTAGCGATACCTTTCCTTTGTTAGCGTTTATTTTCAGGACGTATTCTACTACATTATCGGAAGCCATAAATCACCTATGGAGCATTAACAAGATCCATTATGGATATGTTGGGAAATATCATAGCCTTTTTTCGTCTGTTCTGCCTCATTGCCTGCTCTAATCGTTGCCCTTTAAACTGTAAGCATTGAGCATTAAAAAGGAGCTCCTTCCAACTCAAGCCAAGGAGATCAGAAGGGAGACAGCTATAGTGAGTTGCAATAAGATCAAAAATTTGAAATACTTCCTTATCGTTTTCAAACCGCCCCCCTTATCGCGTCGGCGGCTTTTTTGTGTCCCTGTAGGCATAGCTCCAGCATATTACCACGATCCTCTTCCGTAAACATACCCACCCATAACCGGTTCTGACTGGCTTTTTGCTGCTTCTCCTCGTGGCATACGCTCATATCTTGCCATGTTACGCCGTCATCCATTGAGCCGCTACAGATACATTGGCAAAGTACCTTGTCTTGGTTACGTGCCATTTTTAAAATCTTGTCACTATCAAAGTTTTTTAAGGCATCAAATAGATCGTCCGCGTTGTCGTCCGTTACGTCTTTTTTGTTTTTGATACTCTGGATCATCTCCAAATCTTTCCGGGAGGCAATACCTGAGGCTATGAGAGCCGCGCTTATGCCTACTGTCTGAGATTCTATCGGAGAAAGAATGCGGCCTTTAATTATCAGCTTACCGCCAAAGGCCGGATAACTCCAGCGGCTATTCTGTATTATTTCGTTAAGTAATGCTTTCATAATTCCACCTATTTTTTGCATTAAAATATATATATGATTATTTATTTATTGGATATGAAATCCAACATAGAGAATTGAACAGACCTCTATTTTTCCTTTGCGCCCTACGGGGCGTTTTTTTAATTGGCCGTTGCGGATGAGTCCTGATTAATGACAATTATCTTTACGGCTCCAGGCTGAACAGCATCGGCGAAACCCTTGAAAGTCGCCGTCCGCTCGAGTCTTCCGGCGGTTGTTATGTCGTCGTTGTACTCCATACAGACGGCATTATAGAGGTAAACCTGGAACTCGTCCGCGCCGTTAACAAAGGTAAAAGTGAGATCTGAAGCGGTGCCATTTAGATGGGCATCATAAATATTCTGATCCTCAAGGCCACAGGTAACCGTAAGAGTTACCTCTCTAATATCGTTAACGTCCGGACTGGCGGTCAATGTAGAGCCAAGAACATACCTTGTTTCCAATTTGTTATCGATTGTTAATTCGAAGCTGTATAAGCTATAGGTCTGTGAGTCATAGCTCATCGTACCGGCTTGATAATGGTAGACCTGTTCACCGTCGCCATAAGTCGCAGTGATACCGCTTGTTCTTGCGGCACTGGTCTGGGCTATAACTTCACAGCTTAATTTTGCCTCTTCTCCGGCATTGGCTGATATTGTCATGCTTGAGATCATGCAGCCCTTGAATTGCTCCATTTTACCCGATCCACGCTGAAACTTGATACCAAATGTTGGTAAATCGGTTGTGTCGGCTGCGTATTGATGGGTATATGGTCCACTACCGGTACTGGATGCACTACCAAGAGCATTTTTAAGCCAAACCCCTATACCTTCATACTGTAGCGGCACCTCTACGGTTCCGGATGCGAGGGTAGAAACCTTGAATTGTCCACGCGCGAAACCACCGTCTGTGGTTGTTAAAACAGAGGTCTGAACTCTTTCCTCTACCCTTTTTAAAGTGCAGGAAAAAATCCTATTATATACATCAAATGTTAGTCCAGTATCGTCTCCGTATGTTGATTCCGCGTTACTCGATACGTTTACAAATGCGTTACGTCCAAATTCCAAAGCCATTACAGCCTCCTTTTATTTTATGATATTGGGTAAAGGTTGCGCACTTGCAAGAGTGCATTTAGTGATAGTTTTTGATTAAAGTTCGTTCCATGTGTCTGGATCAGTGCGTTGACGGTATAATCAACGTCATTTGAGCCCTCAGCAACACATACACCGATCCACCCAGGGATAACCGCCGTTAGTTCTTCCTTAAGTCTATCAGTATGGGTTGCACCTGCGGAGTCATAGCTAAATACCTGCACATATTGAACTGTTTCGAGTCCAAGCTTTAGGTTATACGGCTGTATCCTGGAGGCCATCAAGGAGCCGACACGAAACCAAATATAGCACTCATCAGAAGGGGTTTTCTGGAAGGTAGTCGCCGGGGTTGTTGCTCCGTTACGTGGCAGTGGATCACCAACCACCCGCAATGATGGAGCATTCAAAAATATTTTGGCGGACTTGGCACCGGAAGGGCTAAAAGTACTACCGAGAGAACTCGCTTGATCGGGATTATTATAATATAAGAATAAAACGTTTATGGCATCGAGTGATCCGAATGTTACGTTATTAACGCTGATCTGGCAGACTCGATTAGCTACGGAAAAACTCGCCGTCGTTATCATGAAAGTCTGTAGATTGCCCAAGCCGTCAGCAACAATAATGTCAAATCCGTCACTACGTATATTTTGCCAAAAATCATCCCAGTCGGCGGGGATATTAAACTGGACGTCAGCCGTTCCCGATCCACTACTGCCACCGAGACAATTCACCGTTATCGGCCAGCGTGATTTCCAATTTGAGCTATACCAAGACATATTTATGATCCGTCATCTGATTGATATTTAATTGATACTCTGATAAATCCGATTCCGCAAGATTCAACTCCATAAGCGTCACCCTCTATTGCAGTAAAATCGCATTTTATATCATCAACCAAAGAACCGAGGCCGAGCCGTCGATCTGCTGTCAAAGCTGCGATCATATCTGAACATGCGTTCAGTGCCTGATCATTACGCTGGGTTGGGTTTTTACCATGCACAAATGCGAAAATCTCATATATCGCTGTACCTTGGAAGCGTCCTAATGTGGGTCCATAGTCTTCTATCGAATCTACAAATCGAATGCAGGCATGAGGTACCATAATGGGCTCTGGCTCAATACCACGTATCACTCGATTAGTAAAATCTATCGCGCTATAGCCACCGGCAAAATTGACGGCGATCAATGTCTCTATTTTTTTGTGTATGGCTACAATTCGACTATCGGGCATCCTGCCCCCTCAGCACAGCCCCAAGTAACTTTTTAAAATATTGCATGTCAAAGTCTTTCGGTGCCCTGCTCATAATGGCACGTTCCGAATATGGAGCGGTCTGCCCTATGCCCTGGTTTCTCTGCCATGATCTAATAGTCCTGTAAAGGTATCTACGCGCCCGGATTCCTCTATTACCTGCACGTGGACGAGTACCCTTTTCCACGTATACCGCATAACTTCTTCCATCACTGCCAGTTTTAAGCCCTTGTCCAGCCTGAAGGGTTAGCTTTACACCTTCAGATGTACGTTCTGAGTCTACCCTAATGGATCGCATCAAATCACCGGTGATCCTATTTGGGTATCCGGTTTGTGTTACTTCTTTGATAGCCCTTAATTTGATTGTAGCCCGCAGTCTTTTAATGTGCCTATCAAGCTTCTGCTCTAATGACATGCCTTGTTTTTCGATACGTCGTATGAATTGATCGTATGTTATCACAGGATCATCCCCGGCACCCGATAGGGATTGAGAAACTCTTTGACCTCTTCCGGCATTGACTTCTTTGATAGTCGCACACTGCCTGAACGGGTGTTCAGTGATTCCTTTCCCTGGCTTACCTTGTTGCGGTGCAACATGGAAGCATAGACACAGATCGCATGTGATAGATCACCGGGTAAAGTGCCAGCGGTGAAACCGGCGGTAAGTGTTACTTTGTTAGCCCTCTTTCCAACCGAAAAATTACGGGAAACTATTGGGACATTCAGAACAACCCGCCCCAATGCCTTCTCAAGGTCATAGGTAGAAGCGTCTATTAATGTAGATGTATCGTATTGTCTGGAGGCATCTGCATGAATTGAAGCTATAGCGGTAACCGGCGCAATAGGCAATTGTAGGGTGTAGGGGTCGTCAACCATGGGGGAATCAACGTAAAGCGTATATGTGGCACTTTCAAGGCTCGGGGATAGAGCAGTATCAAGCCACGGAAAGCCCAGATAATTAGCTACGGCCTTTTCCACCCGGTCGAGCAGATTACCAAGTTCAGTATCAATCTCGGTGTTATCAGCTATTTCGGGTAGGTATTCTCTGAGAGTTGCGACCGTTACGAGGCTCATGATCTATCCAAATGAAAAAAGGGTGGACATAAAAATATATATATAATTATGCCCACCCATATTAATTAAAAGTCTTGTGTATTGTAACCGTAAGCTACGTTCTTTGTAGTAGACTGATCGGCACTTGCGAAAGTACGTCTCATTGTTGCAACAATTTCCATCGAACCACTTGCTATTTCTTTAGCGGTTTCGATCACGATACCGGACTTCTCGTAATTTTTGTAAGAGTCACGAGAAACACATAGTAAGGCTGATTTGGTGGTGGTTATGTTGTCATATCCACCGCCTGCATTGTAGTTAATGTCAACGAAACGGGAAAGCACAATTGGAACACCAAAGATTGATCCAAGCTGACCGGTTAAAACCGTCGCCAAACTGCCGAACTGATCGAGTGTTTTCACTTCAGTCAATCCCATGAGGTCAGTTATGAAAAGCTCAGGTGAAGTAATAAACATCAATCCATTGCTCGCTCCAAGTTCACCACATGTTGCCATAAGTTCAAGAAGCTTTGCCGATGTTGTAGCATTACCGCCCAAAGTTACTTTGGTATTTCTTAAGGTTGCTTCCCTTCTAAGCCCATCGAAAAGCCTTCTATGATCGGTAGCATCGTCGAAAGAAGCACCGCCCCATCGGGATCGTATGTTCCAGACGTTACGAGCCGGATCTTGTGACGCAGCAAATGCCCGGTCGTCTCCGTTGATAATTGCATCTTCGTAGGAACTGGTCAGGTCTGATCCAATCTGCTTAGTCAAAATCGGCAATAAACTCAGTATTGAGTCCTCTAAAAGATCGGTATCAACACGGTAACGAGCAGCGATACCACTCATTGAAATAGAAGCTTGCGCACTTTGCGGAGTTGAAGCCGTAAAAACATTATCAGTTATACCATCACCGGTTACTTTTCCTCGCAAAAAAGGACGGCCACCGAAGTTCATCCGAGGGATTAGAACTACATTACCTTGAACGGGAACTGTTTCGAAATTGTCCGCTAATGTTCTCGGTGTTTTAAACTCTTGGTACATTGCATCACGAAACTCATCTGGAATCCATTCGCCACCGGTAGCAGCACCGTCATATAGTGATTTTTGTATAACATCTTTTAGAAAACTCGGGGCTTTTTGTATGTGGCTTGCGAGTTTCGCATCTGTTTTTGGTGTATGGGGGTTTAGCATCTTAGCCATTTTTTGAGTAGCTGCGATTTTTTTCAATTCCGAGTGCCATTCACAATGATTCTTATCAGTATCGAGAATACCTTTCTGTACTACATTCATCATCCCATAACCAGGCACATTTACGGCCTTTTTGCGGGTGCAAAGCTGTAACGATCCATCTTCGTTAATGTATTGTTTTAGCTCTGCCTCTTTTCCTTCAATGATAATCGGCTTTGCTGTTTGCTCTTGTACTGCTCGCATCGCTTGTGACAAGTCTTTCACCTGGCTATCAAGGTTTTCCAAGCGGGTGCTGTTACTGGTTTGGTTTTGTCTTATGCTCTTGATAATTTCCTGAGCTTTTAACTGGTTATTTTCCATTTTTATCCTCATGGTATGGTTGTTAATAGGCAATTAAAGCCCGGATTAGTTCATCGTTAAAGTCTTTTTCCTTGTCTTTATCTTCTTCGTCGTCTTCGTATCCATAGCCCGCGCTACCTTGTTCCTCAAGTGGTTCCACGGGTTCCACGGGTTGTTCCTCGTCTTGTTCCTCATGTTCCTCGGCTTTCGCATAGGTGATAATGTACTTTCCATCTTCTTCCATTACCTGTAAAATATGCTTAGAAACAAGCCGGGCGAAATGATCAAGGGCATCTACATCCATGGATTTGGCGGCGGTTGCCTCGCCATTAGCTGGTATCGTAACGATAGAGACTTCTAAAAGTTCCGCACTTTCGAAATATGTTCCACGCTCGCCATAATACTTGGATTCTATTGGTAGACTGTTTCGGTCGTATGCTTTTATTGGGTTAAAACCAACTGATACGGCATTAAGGAAACCGCCGTCCACCTTTGATTTGACCTTCTGGGCGAACTCGTCTTTCTCATCAAAGGTAACATCAATCATGAGTTTTCCATCGATAACGTCTACAGATCCCCGGCCTATGGGAAGGGCTCGGCTATCGTGATTAAAAAGGATCACCGGGTTTTTTTCGTAGGCGTCAAGCTTCCACCCTGATTGATTTATTACGTCCCCCATGCGGTCGACATTATCGGAGCTTGCTACAAATGTAGAGCTTTTTTCCATGGCTGTTTTTACTCTTATACACTGTAAATCTTTTTTTATCATAGTAGATCCATTTTTTCGTTTTTGAATTTCTTCCTGTATCAAGTTCTTCATATAGCTCAATCCACGAGATCCGATCACTAACCATTTAATCTGGGCAACTGTTCCGGCTATTCTGTAGTCTTTCAAATGCCTTGCCGCCCATGCTTCTCTTTTCCGTACCGCCATCTCTTGTGTTGGTGTTTCTACCTTGCCATCATTCTCGGCTATCGGGTAGAGCCTTCTGAATTGGTTATTTCCTTCGATGTTGCCACCGAGCCGCCATATATCAGGATGATTTTTTTTGAGATCGAGAGCATACTGATATGGGAAACTCTTGTAATTGCTATTACGCAAAGAAACCTTTTTTGTGTCTCCTTTTTGCGGAAAATTGGTAATTTCTTGTTTTGTGATCATGTCAAAATATATATTTTTTTTGTTAAACTTGCAATTATTGTATTTTATAAAATATTATGTCCGATCTTGATCCGTCGCACCGGCTCTCGGAGACGATCCAGGGTTACGGCTGCTAAGTGGTCGATCATCATAGAAATACTCGGCATCCACCACAACGACACAACGGCAATTTACATCCAGAGAAGCAACCCCAAAGCCTCCAGGGTATTGGGTAGAACCTCCAGAGGTTTCAAAATAGTCATTGATACCGAGACGAATCCCATCTAATTCCTCATGTTCCGGTCGAACATCCGCATCATTTTCCGTCACCCATTCTTTTCTCGTCTCTACCTGCGGATCGTCCTCGCTTATTGTCTGTGCAGCTTGCACGGCTGAATTATTCAGAAGGATCGTGGATTCCGTCCGGCCTATCACGTCAGCCCTTGAGGGTGCAAAGGCACTGGAGGCGGCCAATTTAGCGGCTACATCTTTCTTCTCCTCACTTGGTGCCACCTTAGCCAATAATTTGGCTAATTTGCGATATGTGGTTTCAATAATTCGTGATCTCATTAGTAGATAAAAAGCTATCCATTTTCCCAGGGTTCCTTCGCTCGGTTGATTCTCTGGTAGCTCGATCTCCTTGTGCGTATACCCCTTCTTGAGTTGCCTTCGCATTCGTGCATACTCAGAATTAAAATTAGATTGATAAATCGACTTGAAAAGCTTACGAAGCTTCTCATCTGCAATCTCCTGCATTTCCGATTTTGGGATAATGCTTTCCGGTGTTGCTCCGAGTTCTTCCATATCATCAAATCTTTCAAGAGCTTTCCTTTTTACAGCCCTCAGAAAACTAGCCGAGGCTCTAACTAATTTACCCTCTGCGGGTGCCTGTTTCTCCACTATCCACTTATACCAAATCTGTTTCCTTCTTGCCTTGCCTTCATCGATATCAGATTTAAATATATATTCTGATAGAATCTTTTCTTCTTCCTCCTCTACTTCAGTATCCTGGACGGTTATGGAGGGCTCTATAGGGGCATCCTCAAGGCCTTCATAGGCATACGCCGATATAGGGCTCATTCCGTTTCTTATGTGCATTTCTATCCGTTCCAGGGCTTCTTTTCTATCATCAAGAGCAGAGATACCAGAAAAGTCATGTACGATCCTAAAATCAGCCGACCAAAGCCGTGCCAGTTGGGTGTATACGGTTTCCAGCCTTTTTGCCTTATGGCTTTGATTCGTCCAGTAGGTTTTCCTTTGCTCCATTGCGGTGGCGTAATTTGCCGATGGTAGCCCGAGCACCGAGGGACTAATTCCAATTGCCGCGCTAATGGATTGTCTGGCCATGGTTCGCGCTTCCTTGTACTCCATTTCACGAGGCGAAAGGTTCAGCATGTCGATCTTAGCCATACCAGAGAGGGCAATGGCTCCCCCCTTCCTGGCCATTTGGGTATAGCTCTGAACAATCTCATCCCGTACCTCTTTTGGCCATACGTCGGCTTCGTCGGAAGGGCTAATAAGCACGTCTGGTCGGCCTTGTGCGGATTGCTGGCTACTCAGCATCATAGCGTTGGTGTCTGCCTTCAGTTCTTCGTAGAGGGGCTGTACCGTTCCCGTTCCATAGAGGGATTTTGGACCCTTGGAATAACTCGCATTCCGACCAAAAAGAACACGATCAGAAGGGTAGATCACGCTCTGGCCGTAGCTCGTGTTTTTTATCCCCTTGATCCCGGTGATATTGTCCGTAACAAATGTTGTTTCTTCCGGGTGCAGACGTATAAGGGAGGCTGGTAGTTTACCGGCACCAATGAGAAGAACGTAGAAAGTCCCATTCATAATTAGGTCGAGAGTGATCTGCTGTCTGAAAAGGTAGCCGTCCATGATGGTAGATGGTTGCTCGAGCAAATCAAGAACCGGGTGAGAAACGATTATTTTGGCGTTTTTACCTTTTCCCTTTATGAGCTTGAGGGGTAAAGCACTTAAATCCTCAGAACAACGGGTGACGGCTGCATACAGATAAGCATGTTCGCCATAGGCTTCCAGGGCTTCCC